GTTCACGCATGGTCTCATAAAGCATCCATGATTTGTCTTCCGAGCGCATGCGGTACATGTGCTTGTTGCAACGAACCAACACGCTCTTCTTCACAGTGCTCATTGTCTTGGCAGTTACACCAATGTAGAAGTCTGTGCCGCTCTCAATCATATAAATGATGTGAGTACGATCGGTGCGTTTTTTACGTGATTGCTTTTTTAAGTTCATAGTGTATTATAGCAAATTGGGAATTTCTGGTCAAACAGTTTTTTGTGGTAAAAAAGCCACAAAAAAAGGTAATACTCAAGTATTACCTTGGGGATTATAGATAATATTATCGATTATCTATTATCATATACTCGTTATGTTAACAGCCAACCTTGGCCAGTGTGTTTGTGTAACCAATGATAAAATGGTTGATCGATATTCAATTGCCATGTGCCATTGAATCCCAAGTAACTGGTGGGATTGTTATTGTTGTGATCATTAATATACTCTGCCAGATAATCAAACTTAGGAACAATATCAATATTATCAATAATAATATTATCAATTATTACCGCAGTTTCGTTATTGATATCATATTCTTTATCATATAATTTTATAATAATATTGATATTATCCAATAATCCTACCCGATATTCCAACACAACAGGATTTGATAATCCAGTGTATTCAAACATTGTTTGATTGATTGACACACTGATATTCGGCATGCCAACAGGACGCAAGGTAATTTTAACATTGATCGATTGATCAATATCCTGCAGATCTGAATAGGTTTTCATATTGAGGAATATAAGTTAAAATGCTATTGCCACGATTGCCTTCTAATCTTTTAAGATACGCAATCAAGGCTGGCAGTTGTGTGCTTTCATCTACGGCGGATTCAAGATAGGCCAGATAACTTTTGGCGTCTTGAACAATGTGTTCTCTAACAATGTTAGGATCCCGTGTGTTGATAATCTGTGCATGATTGGCAATTGGATGTTGATCAATCCAAGTTTTTAAAACATGCACAGCTTGATCGCGTTGATTTTTTGGCAATACACCAATGCGCATTACTTCTGGATGATTGATAAAGTTACAACTTTCAACAGCAATCATATTCTGCCAAGCATAATCATACACAGTGTGTAATTCATGCACACTTAAACAAGTAGGAGTAATGCGTAACTGTATTAACCAATTTTGTTGTTGACCCAACTGTACCCAACGATCCAATGTCTGCTGTACCAATCCAATTTGGCTGGGGTATCTTACATAGTCATTAACAGGCGTTAGTGTTTCTATGCTCATTCCCAGATTGACTTGGTGAAACTGCGTTAATAGTTCAACCACCGAGTCAGACCACACAGTGAGATTAGTGGTAAAGCCAATTGTTATTTGTTTTGCTAGCCCGGAGGTAACCAATGCTGCCAGTATCTTTTTAAATCCTGGAGTGATCACTGTTTCGCCGCCAAGGAAGTGTAGGTAGTGTAGATTAGGAGTTTGAGATAGGTCGTTGATAAACTTTTCCAACAACACAGGATCGTCACACCAGGCAGTGGGCGGCACTTGTTCAATCAAGCCTAGCTTTTTAAATTCCGTGGCCAAACTGCTTGAACTCTCCGGATTACAAAACACACAAGCACCATTGCAGTAATTACCCAGGTCTATTTGCCAGTCTGTTACTGTGCGGTCGGTATGGCCGGCATTATTGTTGCTGTAATCAAATGCAGTCTTTAACGGAGAACTGGCCAGGCTTTTTTCAAAATACTGATCTTGTATTCCAACCTTGAGCAACTGTCGTTGACGCCCACTTGGCTTGCCATGCTGTTCCATAACCAAGCAGTCATTGCACATTGCAGGTGCTTTGCCTTCGAGTAATTCTGTTCGCAACGGAGACATGTGCTGTTGAAAGTATGTCAACGGAGATACTGTTTGTATACTGCGATCAATGCTGACTCGAGTGCTGTTGGTGTGAGCCATCCATCTGCAGGGTTCGTAGGTGCCAGAGTTAGTAATCCTCATATGCAACCACGGACTAGAACAAAATGTTTGCTCGAAACTCATTAAACTCGTTTTTCAATAATTTTATCAGCAAGTCCAAAATCAACTGCTTGCTGTGCGCTTAAGAATGTATCAAACTTCATAGTTTCATACAGTTCTTCATAGGTCTTGTTGGCGGTGTTGTGCTTGACATACAGCTCGGTAAGACGTTTATTTATTCGTACACTTTCTTCAAACGCACGTTTTGAATCTTCAAACTGCAGATCCTGCACATGAACTGACCCACGTGTGCCCGGTGTGCCAGAACTCACACGATGTATCATTGTACGTGCTTCGGGTAACACCATGCGTTTGCCTGCGGCACCTGCTTGTGCCAACATGGATCCCATGCTGGCGGCCTGTCCCAGCACAATGGTCTGTACATCACACTTGATAAACTGCATGGTATCGTAAATGGCCAGGCCAGCTGTGACAGCACCGCCCGGTGAGTTGATATACAAGCTGATGTCCTTGTCAGGATTTTCACTTTCCAAGAACAGCATCTGCGCCACAATTAAACTGGCTGAATGCTCACTGACTTCTGTGTCCAGCATGATCACACGGTCACGTAGCAGTCGACTGTAGATGTCATATGAACGTTCGCCCTTGGCAGTTTGTTCTAGAACAATAGGTACTAAATTAGGCATGGAATTTCCTTGTTATGCATGGGTGTGTAATATAAGTAAGTATAACACACAAAGTGATCATATGCAAGACATTAAATTTGAAATTTTTCCAGAAGACTATGCGTATTCTCGAGTTCAGACAACCTTTCCCTGGAGCCGAGAAGAATTGATAGCTGACTTTGAGCAGGAAGACTGGAAACCATACGGAGCCGAAACTGCTGTTAAACATGACGAATGGACCGGCAAACGGTTTAAAGTGCATCGTCCTCATAGCCCTAAGTTGCAACAAATTTCTCAATTCTTCAGACAGGATTCTGTGAGAGATTACGTTATTGAATGTCTGTATCGAGACAAGGCTATACTGCAAGTCAACTGGCAGATGTATCCTTGGCGTATGAGCACAAACACTGAACTGCATGCAGAATTTACCAAAGACTTGCCAGGATTTGAAAACGGTATTCACTGCGACATGCGACGACTGGTGGGCACTGGCATGATATATCTAGCCGAGGGTGACGATCCCAATTCAGCCAGTTGCTTTTATGATCATCCAGATCGTTATAACCCTCGTCGTGTTGCCACTGGCTACGGTGCAGGATGGGTACACAGCAACGACTGGAACACCTGGCACGATGGATGGAATCGCACTGACAAAACACGTTACAGCATTTTGTTGGGACTCACTTTGAAACTGGAGAATCAACCACAAGCAACTGATCAAGCGGTGCAAACCACGGTTTGATTAACTCTGCAAATTCGGGTAAGGCTGTTTCAAATGTTTGGTCACGACTGAGATCAAGCCCGCGAGTATAGCGATGAAATTCTCGGAAGTGATGCTGTTGTCCTTCCATTGGCGTATTCAAAAAGTTCAACACAATCTCACAATGGTCTTTCCAGTAGCGTTGATGCCACGGTCCAATATCATCCCCGGTTACATACTTTGATAATTTATCAGTGATTGCGGTTTTAACAGCGTCGGGCAAACTTTTCACGCACAGCTGATATGGCAAGTGCAACATGTTGAAGTTGCAACCTAGTCCTTTCTTTGCAAAGAAATCAAATATCTCATCCAGGTAATACACATTCAAACTGTTGACGGTGATACACACGCCAAATTGAAAGTTTTTGTTTGTGCGTTGTGCCTGTAGGAATCGTTCAAGATTGCCGGCCACCAGATCCCAGGTACTGGAATAGCGAATATACCCACATCTGTCTTTGATGTCATCGATGCTCAAATCAAAATAAACTTGTTTAAATTGCTTTAACAAATTTTCTAGTTCATCATTCCAAACAGTGCCATTGGTACTAAAATGTAATGCTATATCTTTTGCAGTGCCTTGATCCACTGCGGTCTGTAGCACATCAAAGTTCTTTTTGATCAGCATGGGCTCTGCACCGTAATAGTCAATGTACACTGTGTTGGGCACCCATTTGCTCATGGTGTTCCAGAGGTCTTGATTGTTATCGCTGTAACTGGCAGGAATTCTGCGCCAGCGTTTGAGGTACTCTGAATAAGAAACGCCCTCTGCAGGCTGTGCTGCCAATTCCCAATCTTCTCGATACCACTGACTGGACACTTCGGGGTTACATGTCCTGCATTTCATGTTGCAGGTATTGCCCATTTTTAGGTCCAGTATCTGCGGTTGATCATCACGGTCAGTCACTGGATGATTCATGCTGTTGTGCCACTGTCTGCGTGACTTTTTGCCGGCGTGTTCATCGTCCCAGCAGGCCTGACAACTGGCATGCTCTTGATTGTTTTCCAAAGATTCTTGTATTTCTCTGCGTGTAGGGCTTGTCCACGCTTGTTCTAACGTGTGGGTGTCTAGATATATCTGCTCACCCTGTGCATCTTCCAGGTATTTTCTACTGTGACAGCACAGATATGTTCGGCCGGAATTGTGCAGGCCCAGTCCTTTGTCGGCCAAAATACAGTATAAATTACTTTGTTTCATATATTGATTTATGATAAGTAAACAACAACGGAAAAAGAACACACCATGCGTGACCTACTTAATTTATTCGACAACATTCTATTAGAAAAAAGCCGCGGACTGTTATACCGTGAAAAAGGCGACAGCTTTTTCCAAGGGTCCAAAGACAACCCCACTGCCGAAATTGTGTTTGACCAAGCAGAATATTTTCCCAGCATGCCAGGCGCATACGCTGACTACAACGAAATGGCTGCAACTGGCCAAGAGCTGTTCAAGCAGTATCCTGCAATCACTTGGTTCAACAAGCCAACTGGTACCAGCAAAGCATTTGCACTGTTGACCTTTGATGGTCCGCAACCTGGGGGGAAAACTTATTTTGGCAAGTTTTTCAACGAAATCAAACAAGACATGACAGGGTTCTGGAAAAACGATGAGTTACCGGGAGGATGGCAACTGAACAAGAACGCCAGCCTTAAGGGATCGTATTACAAACTCAAACCCGCCGACCTGTACCCGCCCGAAAGTACGTTTGACACACCAAAAGAAGTTGTTGCATCCTTGCAACAGAACCCCAAAAACAATCAGGCTGTTCCAAAAATTGTGCCTGGTATGCAACAACTGCTGACCGGAGAGTTACCTACATTTGTTGACACTAAAGACATGGCGTCGGCTGTTACTGACGACTTGGGCGAGACCATTGGGCCTATTGCCATGGTGCAAGGTATGCCCGTGGGTACCGGTGCAGAGGCTGCAAGAATTGATATCTTGGGAGAAGACGGCAGTTTTGTTGGCAGCGCAATTAATTTTCCAGCTGCCAAGAACAACGGACTGGTCGATAGCTATTTGATACATTCTAGTGGCATTGCAATTGGCATCAGTAGCAAGGGCGATAAAGGCGCCACTGCCAGTGTAAAAAACATCTCTGATGGTATCGACGTTGCACGTAAAAAGGATATGACTGAGCTATTAGAAAAATATGCTGACCAAGTCAAAGTCATTGAAGAAGTTGGAAAACTCAGCAGTCAACAATTTCCTATCAAGCTCGGTGTTGAAAAGGGCTTGGTAACAGTCGAACAAGCTCGGATGATACTGGAACTTATCAAGTCGTCCGCTAAAAAATTAAATACACCGCCAGGCGAAGACACCGACGTACTCCTGAATCTTATGAGCCAGATTAAACCTCAATTGAGTAATCCACGATATAACGTCGGTTATCATATTCTAAGTGTGCTGGCTCGCCAGGTTGTAACAGAAATCAACAAAGATCCAAAGTTTGGCGAAGCTTGTTTGAAATTTTTGAATATCAGTCCCCTTGTCCAACTACATCTCAAAAGCAAAATTGTTGGCAACGACGTTGTTGTCACTGGTTTTGAAAGCAAGTATCCGCCAAACTTCAAAGGCACAGTGGGATTAGATGCCAGCAAAGTATATGCCGCAACCGGCACAAATGGTCGCGTAAACTTTGCCTATAATGGCGGGGGCAATACTGACACGGATGTTCCTGTAGATGTTGAGCCAGCCAAAACCAACACAGATGATTTGAATCAAGTTGGACAGAAGAGGTCAGGCATTACTGCAGCCGCTGGCGGAGTTGAAAAAACTAAACAATTAGGAAACGATAAAACGCTGGGACGCAAGCGCCAGCGTTAACGATTCAGTACGGAGATGTTGTCGCAGATGCCAAGCTTCAAGGCTTCTTCTGCACTGAGATACACATCGTGCGCCGGCAACAATGTTCGCTTGATTTCTTCTTCACTCAAACCCGTACACTGCACATAGTGTGCTACCATGCGCTTTTGTGTAAGATCAAACTCTTTCATTGTGGCCATCAACTCATGATGCTTGCCATCATTGCCCCAGGCATACTGATGACTCATGATTGAAGTGTTAGGAGTTAGTGTTCTGCGTCCAGGCGACCCAGCCAAAAAGATCAACAATCCAGCTGATGCAATTTGGCCAAGCCCAACTGTTTTAATGAATATGTTGGAACTGCGCATCACATCAATTAGGGCAAAGGCCGCACTCATGTCCCCGCCCTCTGAACAGATCATTAACAAGAGTTCTTTGCGTTTTCTCTTTACAACAAAGTTCTCGTGCAGAATCCATTCGATTGCAGGCTTTATACTTTCATGGTCTACTTCGCCCATGAAAACGTACATGCCATTATCTGCTAGTGCTTGTGTGTGGTCTTTTACGGTGTCAAAATCTTGCTGTGTAGCCATGTTTAAATCAGTTAATTTGTGTGTTCAGTATTATACTACTAAACTGTCAAGATACGCAACTACTTATGGCGCAATGTTGACACCAAAATTTAACAATCTACACCCCTAGCAGTGACCCGGCCACGAACTATGTCTACTCTAATTTGATCTAGATTGGTTGCGGGCAGGCGGGCGAGATCAACATAAGTGTTGTATCTTTTCACTGCTCCACCGTTAATTGCCACTTTGTTGTTGTTTAGTTTTACATAGTGCAAAGCAGAATGATCGCGATGGTCCAGTTCTTTGGCAAAAAGACACCCTTTAAATTGCTCTCTTCCTGAGGTGTCTAATATAGAAATGCGTATGACAGGATTGCTGTTTACCAATTCTGCACGAACCATTTGTTCAGCAACTGTGTCATTGAACCAGGCCTGTGTGGTTGACCCAAATCCAGGACGAGTCACATCAATCTGGGATGCGACACCTCTACATCCAAACAAGCCACCACAATCAGAACGTTGGTTTATTGCAGAGAGTGCTTCGGCAATGCTTTCAAGATACACAGGGCTCCATGACAGCCAAAATGCCACTTCTAATTGTCCTGTCCTGTTGGCATCAAATATGACTTGTGTTTTGTCCAGTTCAATCACAAACGCTCGTTTGGGATAGTCAGCCAGCACAGATTTAAGCAACCTGTCCCCAGACGTTCTTTCATGCTGAAGTGTTTGTATCTGTGTACTGATGCGTCCGCCTTCCACTGTGCCTGCTGTGGCGGACCGGTTCAGCAATCGATTGGCAATTTTACTGGGGCGCACCCAGACCTTCATGTTGACCTGAACTCGGTTGCCCACTCTTTGTTGTTCAACCACTTCAAACCGGTCCACATAGCCACTGGCATAGGTGATGATTTCATCCCGTGTCTGCCGGTCATTGCGCACTTCTGTTTCAGAAGACACAACTGTTCCAACTGCATGTTCTACTGCTAATCTAAAACCTTGTTGTTTGGCTTGCTCAAAAGTGTTGCCTTCACTGATAACTTCCACATACAAGACCTTTTCAGAGTTGGCAGCTTCGTAGATCCAACGAGCCACAGTTATTCCAGTTCCTATAGGACTGCGAATAACGTCTGTAATAGTGATGCCTTGTGCGGCAGTCACAACCACAACAGCACCGACTGCAACCAGTAAACGCCGTAACATGTTACTGCATCATCAAGCCACGTACCACTGGGCGCACTGCGTTGGATTTTTTGTCCCAACGATACACCACCTTAACGTTTTTACCACTGTTGATCACTTCACCCTTGACCAGATACAAGCCTGACAGGATGCCGGCATTCTGTGTGGTGATGACATTGTTGACTCTGCTGGCAATACGCAGGGCATCGTTACGAACAGCAGTGTTATCTTCTTTGGAAGAGGTACCACTATTCTTTTGCGGATTTAGGTCTGCCGCAACGTCTGTGTCATCTGTAGATTTAACAACATTGGTTGTGAAGTTGTTTTTCTTGTTGTCGTTGGCCTGTTCCAGGTTGCTACTGATCATGCGCACAGATGTACGACTTGTGATGTTCTCTTTATTGATAAAGTCATTGAGACTTTTCTTGGCTTCAAGTTCAGCCACACGGAACGATTCACGCAGTGCGTTTTGGCTGTTGCCCCACACAGGTGCGTAACCAATGACCTCAATGCTTTCAACCGCACCAGACCACAGGCTATACTTGATCGTGACACCTTGGCGAGTAAAGTCGCTAGTGGCAGTTTGTTCGCTAATAGGAGCAGTGGCATTGGACCCGGGTGCAATGCTACTATTTTGGCTCAGCGGATTGGAACTGCATCCAGCCAATGTTACCAGCACTGCCACGGCTGTGGCAGATAAAATACGATTCTTCATTGCGATTCCTTTTGTGTCATTTTCTGGTTAACCGATACGGTTTGTTTACGCCCAAGAAAAATCCAGTTCATGTGTGTATTGTACACGAACTGGATTAATTGGTCAATGCCTTTTGGGCCAA